ACTGGCAACCCTGCGGCAACTGGTATTTCTTCTTTGGATATATGTGTATCAGTAACCCACATTGGATATACAGGTTTGCCTTCATTAATAGTTCCAAGGCGATTCATCACATATACATCTATCCAGCTTTTCGTTTTGCCCTGTATCAGATTCGAGTAATACGTCCTCAATAGGTTTTTTTGATTTTCTGCACTCGTGTTTGGCTGGTATTCGATGATTGATCCGTCCTCGTCTTTTACTTCTTCCATTCCGCTTGGTTGTGTGAAGAACTTCCAATTGTCGGGAGCCACTAACATTTTTGCCTCGTCTGAAGTTATGTGGTCTGGTATTGGCACTTCCCCCGACATAATAGGCCACCAATGATCCTCCTCTGGTGCGTTAGTATCTGCAATCACCCCTGTCCAAGTGGGGCCACCCTCTCTCATAGATGGATACCGACCCACCCTCATAGTACATGCATCAATAATAGATTTTGGTATTTCTCGTGCCTCATTTACCCACACACCTGTAAGTTCCAATGACAATAGTTTTTTGACATCTTCAGGTCTATCAAGAGCCAGGAATATTACTTCCAGATCAAGATCACCCTGCTGTATGTGGTGAGTATAGGGAACAGACCATTGGAATCTGCCCCATGTATCTTCAGGAAACCAATCTAACCAAGTCTTGATAGTAGTAGTTCTAAGCTGTGGGTTTGTATTTCTTATGATTGCCCAACGAGACTTGCGTATACCCTGCTCATTCTTTTCTTGTGACAATGCTCTACGAAACACTTCAACACAACAACCAACAGATTTACCAGAACCAACGGGGCCACGAATGCCCCGAAAGAAAGTATTATCCTTCATAAAGGATTTGAGTACTTCTCCATCAGGTTTGTATTTAAATGTTGTCAATATTCATATCCTTGCCAACTTTCATTAGCCTTTCAACCACTTCGGGTGCAATGATGGATATGAGTTTGTCGGCTTCATGGTCAGTGCAGAACTGCTCTGGATGATGTTTAAGATGCACCTTCTTTACAATCGTTCTAAGGATGCGTCTTTCTTCTTCGTTTATCGTGTGTAGAAACATTACGTCTTTCTATAGCGCGCTGTCTTTCGCGCAACTTTGCGCGGTTGTTTAGAAAATTGTTTACCTTTTCTAATCGCTCTGCGTTTAGCAGAAGTAGTGGCGGCGTATTCACTGGCCGATAAAGCTTTAATCGCTTTTTCAGGGAGATAACGCTCACCTGTAGCTTCTGGCCCCTGAGTAGAAGGCTTCCCGCTTTTTGTTCTCCACTTCTGCTTGCCCCATGAAAGTAGGCTTCTCTGTGATTTTTTGAGTGCCATAACCTATTTCTTCTCAACTGGTATAACCACCACCACGTTTCTTATATTCACGAGCAAGCATTTGGGCTTTTCTGGCTGACCACTGGCCAGGAGCGCCACCTTTTCCACTAGCCTTAATACGATTAAATAAACGCTTCCGCATTGCTGGCTTTGTATAGTTACCCGCCGCATTTACAGCCATTATGCTTTGGCCTTATTTTTAAGCATAGCAACAAGTGCTTTTCGTCTGACTGACTTTGGAAGGTCTTTCAAATGAAATAGTGGTTTACTAGCTGATGTATGTTTTTTACCTGAATGCACAGTACCATCATTCATTTTATGGCTTTTGCCTTTGAATAAAGATCCATCCTTAAAAAAATGCGGAACACCCTTTGCCATTAGTACATCCCCCTGCCAGCAGGTTTCATAGGTCTTTTTTTCTTTTTAGACTTCATTGGTTTTTTCTTTTTTTGTAATAGTGATTTGCCATACATAGCAGACTCCTACTTTTTAAAACCTAAAAGATTTTTAAATTGAGTATCTATTGCCTCAACTTGCTTTTGTGCCGCCGCATTAGCTTTACGTTTTTCTTCAGATGAAGCATCCATTTGTCTAATTTGAGTACGCGCTTTTCTCATTTCTTTTCTAAGAACATTCTGTCCTATTTCATACATACGCCTTCGTTTGCCAGCACTTTCCCGCGAATAATTAAGTGAGGGATTCATCATACCAGATAATGACATAACTTTATCGTCAAACGATCCTTTGAAGTCTTTTGTTACCATGTCAAATAAACTTTTAGGTTTTGTAAACTTAAAATCCATTTTATCTACCACTTCTCTTTTACTTTGTAAGAATTTTAAATAAACTTGTTGATCCATATCGTGTATCAGGATTCTTTTTGATTTGGTTATGAACACGAACCAACTCTGACATCATAATACCTGCACCAACCAAACCTGCTCCTCTTGCAACAGTACTTAAAAGACTGCGAGATGCAGACGTTTTTTGTGCAGTATTTTTTATAAGATCTTTTATTTTAGGTGCTTGGTAGTCACTTGCCGCCTGATTTGCGAGCGACCTAACTTGCCTAATATCTGACTTGTTTAATTTTTTAATATCAGCCGCCCTATTGGTTAAAGTTTTCAAAGCACGCTTTCTAGCATTTGCTCTCATCTCTGCGCGATTTTTAGAGCCAATCTTAGTTGCTTTAGCATCCTGTCGTTTTACTCGTTTTTTTTCTTTTTTTTCTTCCTCGAAACTTTCAGGAAGACCGTCAGACACACCACCTCTAATACCACGGCCTCTAACTTGCCTAGATCTTTCTCTTACCGTTTCTTCTCTACCAAAACGAATTTCCATACTGTTCACCACTTTTCTTTGTTTGCCCAATAAGCCGCAGACAATCTGCCTCTGGCTATGTTTCTACGATGACGCGCCTTAAAACTAGCACGTTTCTTTTTAGTTGCCTCACTTTCGCCTTCTTTTGGTTTGCCAGCAGTCTTGGCTCCCTGCTGTCCAAAGCGAATGGTTTTTATAGTATCACCTACTTTTGCAACTACAACATGAGATTTAGTTGGATGATTAGGAGTACGCTTTGCCTGGTTGTAGCGTTTCAGTCCTAATCTAACAAGGCGAGGGTCAGTTGCCATCTACTTCTTCCGCTAATTGGGTAGTGTATGAATTGCCGCGCCACTTAAATACATCCAAGCCATCAGCACGGCTTTTAGCAAAGGCTTCACCAAATGCCATATCATCATTGTTATCACTGTAAAGACGTTTGCCTATAGCTGTTTGCATTTGTTCGACACGATTATCGCTTAATATGGCTTTTGGTAATGTAGGCCGCGATGTAAAAAAATTCATATTCATATCAGGGATGTTGCCAGCTAATCTATCAAATGCTGGTAGTTTAATATCAATATCCAACAAATTACCTGACGCTTCTGCCATATCACCTATCTTTGTTTTTAATTTATCATATATTTGAAACCCACCATCTTCTGTAGGCGCGGCCTCAAAGAAAGTCATAATGTCTGGCATATCTTTAAAGTCAGGCATTTCCATGTCTACAAACCCAGCAGTTTGGGCTTCAGGGTTAGCGGCAAAGAAATTTGCAATCTTTTCTCTAGCAAGAGCAATAAACTCTAATGGCACATCATCAGTAGTAATTTTACCTGTGCTTTGAAAAATATCTTCAACAGAGTTGTAGATGCCATCTAAAAAACTAGCTTGATACAACTCATCTTGTGTTTTAGTGGATGCAATTGTTTGTGCAGGGCTTGGCATAACATTGCCCATACTTCTAAGTCTAGCCACAACATCAGGTGGGGCTGTTCCTAAATTAACTAGAGTTTTCCTCGTACCTTCACCAGACACAGAAAAAATATTTCCAGGCTCAAAAAGTTTATGGATCTTATCAACTAATCTTCCAGGAGTTTCTCCTTGAGGATCAAAGTTATAATCGTCAACAACTATTAAATTATTATTGTTATCTACATAAAGATCGCCCTTACCCACTATAGTCTTAGCAACCGTTCCTGGGTCTGTCGCAGATTTTGCAATACCTTTTACTTGATCAAAAAATCCACGCCAGCCATCTTCATAAGCATAGGTAGAAACTAAATCATTACCTTCTACAGGATAGTCAGAATAACTTACATTACCAGATCCGCGTAACTGTACCCCACGAAGTGCGGCAGTACGCAAAGCATCTAAAGTGCTTTCTGAAATAGTATCTTCTGTAATAGTTGCTTCTGGCAAGGGAACATTCAAACGTTCAGCAACAGAACGTAATACCTGAGTACCTAAAAGCCCGAAATGATCAACACTGAAATTCTTTAAAGCCATTCAAAACAAACTCTTTTAAATAAATATTTTTTGAGTATACGTTTTTTTCGAGCCTTGAGAAGAAATAATGTTTGTAAGGGTGATGTGCGACTAGACGTAACGTACTTTTTCCCCCCACCCCTGTCTATCCAAGATCTATATCGACTCGTATGTCGCCAGCATGCAGATGCATATGCTTATCTGGGGCTTTGAAACCAGCACGATCTAAGAGATCCTTGCTAGCTTCCAGCTGGACATACTCGCTTTTCGCAGTGCCAGCTAGCTTGGTGACTGTCGACAGGGCTAACGTAGCTCTTACACCCATCTCCTGTCTCATCTTCTCCATCATATACGCTTGCACATGCGATTGTCCCAAAGCCTTGCTAGCACTCACTCTCCCACTCTCACCATCAGCATATCCCACAGCATGCGCGGCATCTTTCACAGTCCCGCCATTTGCTACGAGGTAGTCTACTAGTGCAGTCTGCTTTCTGGTCAGCTTACGCTCTGTCTTGACTAGATTCATCGAACACATAATCCTCAGTATGCTGGTGCATACCTGCGGAGTTTAAGAGGGTTCGTCAAGTAAAATCAAGTTGCAATATTGCATTTCTCATTTGCGTATTCTGGTGTTCCGACTGTACTAGTCGTGGAGTCGTAGTCCTCTCAAGGCGTGGTACGGGGTCATTCCCAACCGACTTGCCCCGACAGTACACCCTGGCTCACGGTTGCATACCCCCGCCCGCACCACTCGGGCTTCGCCCGACCGTGTTAGGGGTCGCGGCTTCGCCGCTATGCAACCCCTCACCAGTGTGTCATGTGGGGCGCGTAAGGTTGGGATGTCCCCAACCACTTCTAGAGAGGAACTACAAATGTCCAAGACAAAAGTACAATCGCAACACACCATGAACGTAAATGAGGTCATTTCATATTGCACCTCTGCTGATGACTCACCTGCATCTCAAACTTCGCAGGCACGCGGTCTAGCATACATGCACGATACAACGTGCGATTATCTACTCAAGACAATCGCTGATGTTCAAGCTGACATCGAATCCATTGATGCTGAATCAGACCGAGCCACAGAATCAATACAACTCTTAAAGAAAGAGAATCTGCTGACACGGCTCGTTGATGATTACAAAATCAACTTTGCAAAGATGCAAGCCGCCATCGAGGTTCACGAGGCTTTCAAGGCTGACTATCAACAGTCTTACAAAATGCTTCACAAACCACAGCAGTTCTAAGCAACATGGAGCGAGGTTCACAGCCTCGCTCCTACATTGCCTGTTGACAACTCAGTAATACTTATGCACAATGTGTACAAGTAAAGGAGATTACTTACCATGAAAAATTTACTTTGGAATATTTTAGAAGCCTTTGTTCTGCTTGGAACTCTGACGGCTATCTATCTGTCGTTGTGGATCGTGTCGATTGCAATAGAAGGAAAAATTTAATGAGCCAGGATTATAGAATTGAAATGCAAAAGGAGGATGCATTCATGAAAAAATACAAACCAATGACACTACAAGTTGTCGTTCATTACATGGTTGAACTTGAGCCAGAAGATTATGCTGAGTATCAAGATGGTAGGCCTATCGAAACCTTTGACCATTGGAAAGATAATATGAATGAACCAACAGTTATAAAAGAATTTCCAACAGAATAATTCACTCAGGTTGCACGCACCCCCGTTTGGGTGAGGGTGCGTGCAGCCCTCGTTCATAAGCAAAGGAGAAAACTATGAGCGTCCTTAAACAATTGATGACTGAAAATGCAGATCTCAAAGTAGAGAATGCAACACTAAAACAAAGGCTATACATGCGTGAGCAAGAACTCACAGACCTGTGGAGTCAAAGCACTATCAACCAATATGAGTCATCTGACGAGTATCTTGAAGCGAAAGGAGACAACTAATGACGACCATTCGTGATGCGGAGCATCCAATCAAAAAGCAAATAGAACAACTTGAAACCTATTTGCGTTGGTCAGCTGAAGCTGTTGAAGCGACAGGCTATGACCAATTCGTAAATGTTTGCGACTTAGATAAATGTAGTAAAGCAATACGCGATGCACGAGAAGCCTTGAGTGTTGCTAAACAACACAAATTTATTGCGGGGCATATTGATGAAGCGTGATGCATTTCTTGAAAACATCCTCACACGTTTTGTAAAAAACCTTGAGGATCATGGCAAAGATTGGGTGAAGCCTTGGGTGGGTTCATCCAATTTGCAGTCACCAATCAACGGTGCAACTGGATATGCATATGCTGGTATCAACTGGTTCAATCTAATTATGACAGCCGATGCAAGAGGATACACCAGCAATCGTTGGGGTTCTTACAAACAATGGACAAGCATTGGTCGTAAGGTTCCTAAAGGTAATGGTTCATATGTTTTCTACTATGGCAAAGGCTATGACAAAGATAATGAAAAAGCATACAGCTTTGGTAAGATTACACCTGTATGGAACGAATCTCAGCTACCTGATTACGTTCCACCACCTGCACCTACAAAGAAAAATCTAGTAGTACAGCATCAAGACTGTGAAGCATTTGTACAAATGGTAAATGCAAATGTTGAATATGGTGGTAGTCGTGCGTGTTACACACCAGCAACTGATACAATCAACATGCCAAATGCTGATGCGTTTGTTGACACACCTGATGCAACAGCAACACAAAGTTTCTATTCAACTCTATTGCATGAGCATGTTCACTGGACAGGCCATGAAAGCAGACTGAATAGACTAAAATCCAAAGGCAAGTTTACCAGTGACTATGCATATGAAGAACTCATTGCTGAACTTGGCTCTGTGATTCTTGCTGTGCAACTTGGCTTGGAAGTCCAGCCAACACCAGACCATGCCAAGTACATCAATACTTGGTTGACAGGACTAAAGGATGAACCACGCGCCCTGGTTAGGGCTATGAGCGATGCAAGTAAAGCTGTTGCATGCCTTGAAGCTGAGAAACGAAAGAACCTGATGGCAACTCTTGCCGCAGAATGAGGGGCGTTGTCCACAGCCCCGCCCCGCCCGTGTGAGGGCGGGTGCTGTGGTCAATCGCCCGACAGAAAGGAAACCAAATGACACCAACACTTGAAGATCTTGAAGTAGAGTTAGCTAATCGTCTGCGTGAGATTACTGCTGACCCAAACAAACCATTTGTTGTCGATGAAATAGTCAACAATCTGATACCAACAACACCATCAATACTTGGGTTGGTATATGCATCTGCGACTACAGTACTCGATAAAATGGATGATGATGGTGGCAGTGTTACTGCAATCATACACTATCATCTTAAACAACATCTTATGGATTTTGGTATGAAACTACACAAAAGCCGATCACAATACAGGATTGAGAACAATGACAGTGTTGTTCCATTTCAACCAAAGGATGATTGAATGGCAAAAATACTAATCGGATGTGAAACATCTGGCATTGTGCGTGAAGCATTTATTCGTGCTGGGCATAATGCATGGTCATGTGACGTATTGCCTAGCGATATACCAACTAACAAACACTTTGTTGCTGATGTGCGTGATGTAATGGTTGATCATGATTGGGACATGCTATTCGTAGCACACCCACCATGTACAAGGTTATGTAACTCTGGTGTTCGATGGCTTTCAAAGCCACCGCCAGGCAAAACACTGGATGAGATGTGGCAAGAACTTGACGAAGGTGCTGATCTATTCTCTGACATATGGAATGTAGATATTCCGCATGTAGCTGTTGAGAATCCAGTGATGCATAAGTATGCCAAAGAGCGCATAAGAAACTATGAACCACAAGCACAGTCTATCCAGCCATGGCAGTTTGAAACAACTGAAGATGGCAAAGACAATGTAAAGAAACGCACCTGTCTTTGGTTGCGAAACCTCCCGAAACTTAAGCCTACTGGTTGTCTTGATGGATCAACTGCTAGACCAGAAGTACATCATGCACCACCAAGTGCTGATCGTTGGAAGATACGCAGTAGATTTTACAAAGGTATTGCTGATGCAATGGCAGAACAATGGGGCTGGTACATACATCATGCGTTCTAAAGACAAACAATTTTTTGTTACCTGTTCTGTATGCAAACTCAAAGAATCTGATTGGGTTGCATTGCTAACAAACATAGAACCAGAAGAACATACAATAATGTGTCGAGAATGCTTTATCAAAAGCCAAGCAAAACCTGAAAGGAAACAACACCCATGGTAAGTAAAAGCAAAGCCAAGGGTACATACCATGAAAAGTTTTTTGTAAAACTATTCAACTCACTTGGTATTCCTACCAAAAGACAGCCGTTATCTGGTTCTCTCGGTGGAGAATATTCTGGTGATTTGGTATTAGATTTTGATAGTCGGCAACTTATTGCCGAGGTCAAATACAGAAAGCAATCCAGCTTTCCATCACCATTTACAGTTTTAGAAAACAGAGATCTAGCAATCTACAAACGTGGGACAGATCGTAAATGGTTACTAATAGTCCCAGGAGAACTAGTCGAGGAGATACTCAATGAACACCAGACCAAAAACACCTGAAGAAAAACGTTATCGTAAATTTCAGATGACTGATCTGATCAGACAAACTCTTGATGCAGAAGAAGTATCATCATTTGATTTTTATGGCAGACGTAAAGACAATCCACATGTAATAGAAACCAGGCAAAAGATTTGTTTTATGTTACAGGAACGTGGGTTTTCTACACCTGAGATTGGCGAAATGATTGAGCGTGACCACACAACAGTCATGTACAATATCAAACAATATAAACAACGTATGAAGAAAAAGAACAATGGAACTCAATCATCATCAACGTGAGCAGATCATACACAAGCTATTCATACAAAAAATGGCAACATTGTATGCATGCCCAAAACATATTCGTTCCAACAAAGACTCACAACAAGAGTATTATCGACAGCTTAGAAAAACACTTAATCAAAGTTTGGATAATCGCATACCAAATGAGGAAGTATTTTCTTTGCTGGTTGGTAAAGTTTATGATCGTTGTTGTTCTGCTCAAGAGTTTCGTGTCTGGTTTTCACCGCATCTTGTGTCGAAGGTTGCTGGCAAGGTAAGTGCTGAGTGGGTTCATAATCATGAGTCTATTGATCGACATCTTGCTAACCCAAAGAACAAAGAGACAGAAGAAAGAACAGGTAATCCATTCACACTTGAAAGCTGTGATGCACATATTGCAGAAACACAAGCAATGATTGATAGTGGAGAACTACCTGCCGCGCTTGGTAACATGTTGATTCGTATACCAAAAAAAGCAAAAGAAAGGTTGTTAACAGGGCAAACACCTGATACAAAGAACGAGTAAAGGAGAACTCACAATGCAAGATAGAACTGGATTTATCGGTGGCAGTGATGCTGTCCGAATTGTCGATGGTGATTTATATTCACTGTGGATGGAGAAAACAGGACGCAAAGAACCAGATGATTTGTCTGATGTATTACCAGTACAACTAGGCATATTCACTGAGCCATTCAATGTCCAACTGTTTGCCAGGAAAAAACAAGTAGAGGTGTCAGAGCAAGAAGTATTCAACATGATGTGGAATGATGTTCCATGTCGAGGTACGCTTGATGGTGTATTTACAGAACATGGACAACGCATTGGTTTGGAGTGCAAGCATACTAATCAAACAACAAACATGACCAAACAACTTGATCGGTACATGCCCCAACTACAGTTTTACATGCAGATATCAGCCATATCATCCATGTATCTGTCGTGCATCTTTGGTAATCAAAAGCATGATTATGTAAAGATAGATGCAGACCAAGAGTATCAAGGGCTATTGATCCAACACATTCAACATTTCTGGCAGTCTGTGACCGATAATATTGAACCAGTCAATCCAGATATTCCTGACATGCCAAGTATTGATTATATCAAAATCAATGACATGGTTGCCCGTGATGCTAATACTGACAATCAGTTTGTAAGTCTGGCACACGAATACATAGAAACAAAAGAAGCGGCAGATCGTAATGCAACTGCCGCCAAAAGCCTCAAGTCATTGGTAGCTGACAATGAACGTGAGGTGCATTGCAACACTCTAGCAGTCAAACGTGACAAGAGAGGAGCAAAGCGAATATACATAACCAGCTAATCGTTTGTAGTATGAAAGGAGAAACATACATGACGGAAACTAAAGACAAACGTAAATCAACTGCCAAATCAAAACCTGAAACACTCGCTTCAGCTTTGGTTGCTTTTCACAATACCAGGCCATATGCACCAAAAAATGCAGAAGGTGTGTGGAAACCATATGCAGATATCAATTCAGTTATTGATGCTGTTCGTGGTGCTTCTGAGCATGGTCTTACATTTACACAAGAGTTGGATTTCTTAGATGAACATCCACACATTAGTTATGTACGAACCATATTGATGCATGAATCAGGTGAAACGCGAGAAAGTCGTGCATTAATCCATGTACAAGAAAAAGACAAAGCAAATTCACAAAGACATGGATCAGGTATTACATATGCCAAACGCTATGCACTATGTTCAGCCTTTGGACTACCAACACCTGATGATGATGCTGATGAAATCTCTGATGCACAAGCAGAGAAAGACAAACAGGAAGCTAGAAAGAAAAAGCTGGCAGACAACTTGCCAGACAAACAACCTGAAAAACAAGCAACATCAGAATCAAATTCTTCAGATCATCCGTTTTAACGATAAATCAGTAGAGAAGGAAATATACTATGACGCAATATGATGATACTAATCGTGGCGCACTATTCCCACCACGCAACAAACCTGATTCCTCTGAACCAAATACCAGGGTCATACTAACAGGAACTATTGATGACAATGGACAAGAAAAACGGGTGGCCGCTATTATGGTCACAACCAAAGATGGTAAAGACATTATCGACCTCTATGAAAAAGTCGGGACGTTGTACAAAAACGATGATAAGAAAACCGACAAGCATCCCGATTATTCGGGGCCATTTGGAAACAGACGTGTTTCCGTCTGGACTAAACAAGCCAAAGAAACAGGACTAAACTACATGTCTCTTTCTTTGTCAGACAAACGTGGTGAACCCACAGAGCCAGACGTAGGATTCTAAGGTTTATGGCAGGGTCGCTTAACTCCTTTCGTGACCCTGCCACCATTCCTTCAATGAAAGATATGTCCAATGTTTGATTATTTATTGATTGTATTTGTAGCAACTTCTTTGAGTGATCCTCACAAATACACAATTAGAGATGTAACCTACACAATTTCACCAGAAGAATGCATGGTAGAGGCAGAAGAATACAATGAGGAAGAACCTATTGGCAGCTTTACCTTTGCAACCTGTGTACCTTTACTAGATAAAAGTATGTCTGATACACTTGATTGATGTCAGACCAGGCTCCAATACAAATCCAACGTTGCCCCCCAACAAGCAAATGGGGTGGACGCTGGAAGCAATACTACGAACTACGCAAATCAATACACAGTCTGAGTAATGCAGGTATGTCCATAGAGGAAATCAAAATAGAACTAGCAAAACGCAAACCAAACAAATTACTACGAGTAGTACATATTGATGAACAATTCAAAAAAGGAATTGGTTGACTAACCCCTTTTTGGACGACGGGGCAAGTAAGTGTGTCTCGTGATTCATAACTTAAATCGTGGTATTCCATGTCCAGCTATTCAGCATCGAATACTATCGCAATGCCCTGTTAGTCGTAAAAAGGATAGGGAAAATTTAAGTATCACTTACTAGGGGCAGTGCCTCCTGATTGAACACTGCCCCTTATTTTTTTTGCGCCAATCCAATAGTGTAATTAGTACCATCAAATGTCAGGCATTGATCTCTATTCTTGCCATCATCTCTGTAAGAAATATGAATCCAGCCACTATTAGGATCTTCTGGTGTGTAATACTCAAGTATCAGCTGATCAAACACTAAGTTTTCTCGTATCCACCAGGCAACATCATAATTAGAAATACCAATGATCTCGAAGTCTGCGGCTTGTCCTTTTGCATGTTGGCTGGTTGTCTTACTGCCAATCTCTAAACACAATGCCTCACTACGATATCCACTAGATACAATCACAGGGGCTTTAAAATTGCCCCGTATAGGCTCTAGGACGTTCACACAGAGGGCTTCTAGTGATTTCTTATGCTTAGAGGTAGGAGTATTATCAATGCCGTTCCTGAGTGCTGTCTGGCTTTTTGTCATCTCCTGCAAAGAAAAGTGTGGTGATAGTTTCATTGCAGGAGCCCTTACTTTTTTCGGCGCATGCTCATTAGTTTGTCGGCACCTTTAATCCCAAAACTACTGCTGATAGCAATAAAAAGAAGATATTGATACCAATCAGGTAGTGTTTCAAGTATAGCAAAACCCTCTTTAACTGCATCCCGTGTGCCTTCAAACATCACAAGTGGTAGAGGAAGTAGCAGAACCACCAAAGAAAGTTCGTCTTTCCAGGAATCTTTTGTGGCGTCAGCCATTGTATTTTCCCAATCAATTTTACCTGATGCTACTTTTTTAGATACCTCTGCTTGCGCTTCTGCCTTTGCAACCTTGGCTTTTGTTTTGGCTTTTGATTCTTCTACCTTGCCTTCCATGTAGTTTCCTACAATCCCTGCAAGAGGTGATATCAAACTACCCCACATACTGATCTCCTACTCTGTTGCCAGATATGCCAATAAAAACAACATAAATACTGCAATACCACCCACAACGGATCCAATAATCATCATCAGTTCTTTACGCTCTTGCGCTCGTTTTCTAGCAATACGCTTGGCTTCGGCAATGCGTTCTTTTTCTTCGCGAATTTGTTTATTTCGCTCGGCTATAATCTGCTGAAACGTGCCATGGCCGAAACGAGCATTAATGAGTTGTCTCATCTCATCCATAGATTCTTTAGCTAATTTTGCGTCAATGACCATGTGTGCAGCATCTTTGGTTTGACCAAGCATCGACTTATTACCAAATCGTTCTTGCTGTATCTGTTTTTCACCAGCAAACAAGCCATCCAAAGCACCTGCAATGTCTTTGATATCATTAGCTGTGGCTATATTAGATTTTATAAAAGAAACAGACTTTTGTACTAAAGCAATTCCTGTTAGCGCGGCAGATACTGGTTCCACCATATCATCACCTACTAAGCACCTATTACAATGTTAAGAAGTAAAACAATTGTTGCTCCACCAGTACCTACAATAACCATTTCCAGGCGTTTGATGCGATTAATTGTTTCTTGCCAACGCTCTGCACAAATAGCTTCATGCGTGTCAATCTGAGTTTTAACAGACTGCACTGTAGGCTTTGCCATTAGTCTGCGTCCTGTATTGTTAGTGTGCCAGCTTCTACTTGGCGTAGGATTTCTGCGTAGTGGCGGTTGTCTGTATCAAGCGGCACAGTCATAGGAAGCCCGTCTATTGTTGCCCTAATAGATGTTGTTTCACCATCATGTGCTTGATATTTTGCAGATGTAATATTCATTTTATCCATAATTATAACTCCGCATCTGCTTCATATGCAAATCTAACACCGCCCTTAGTGGTTGAGTTGTCGCTGAAAAAAGAAAAACCCTTATCAACAATTAACACAATCGTTGCAGTAAAATTAGCAGTTGTTGAGCCACCTATATAATAATTTACCTTACCTGAAGTTCCATCTCTGTCATAAACTGTCATAGTTGGGGCGGCTCTCATTCTTGATGTAAATTGAAAGTCACCTTCAATAAATCCTGTTTGTTGGTCACTTTGTCTAAGTGTTGTTCCTACTATGCCACTTAGTGTTGCTGTTCCTGGAGCAGTCGAATATGGATATGTTTTTTGATAATACCTCTGACACAATTCCAACTCCTCACCAAAACTGCGATGCTCAAACTCAGTAGCTACAGAGCCAATCTCCATCTGCAAACCCGTCATAAAAAATGTATTGTCTGTGCTGCTAAAGATACTCTCACAACCCACTGCACGATTCGCAGTTGTTTGTGACCCCCATGCTGTTTGCAACGTACCGCTTGTGTAGGTGCTACCAACATGAAAATAAAAAATAATTGCAAAACTTCTTGCATTGTCATTGTCAAGCTCACCCGTTGTATCTACAGGAAACGTAAGCTCGATGCGACTGTAGCTTGTTCCAACGGTATATGTCTGCGAACAAGTTCTATTATTGTCGTGGTCTTTAAGCTCAACTACGTAAGTTTTAGATGCGTTAGCTTTCGCAAAAAAAGATACTGTGAGTTGTTTTGCGTCTGACGTTCCTTTTGCTAATTGCTGTAAGTCTTGCCCTTCAATTTGATAGCTAATGGCAAAAAACTCGTCTGCCGCAATAGAAGTATCAGCAGTTGTGCAATCTAGTTTCATCGCTGCACCAAACCCAGATGGCGCATCGGTATCTTGTGACATTGTAAAACGACCAGCAGTACTGCCAGCTAAAACCAAATCAAATCTATCTTGAACGTGGTATCCACTATCAGTGTTTGCGCCTAAACCAGATTTTGAGGTAGCCCTTTGACAGACGTTCATTGCACCATTTATTACAATGTTCTTCCGACCTTCAGGTGCGCTTGCGGTTTGTGCTAATTGTCTTGCTTTGCTTGTCATTATGCTGGCCCTGGTTGGTTATCCATAAATGTTTCGTAAGCAGACTTAACGGTATCCGTCCAAACCGCATTGCATACCGCTTGAACGGTTGCATCTTCGCCTGAGATGTCTGTGTTACCCCAACTGTTGCCAGTCTTGGTGCGGCAATGCAAAACGTGTCGGTGATAGGTGCGGCTTACCTCTGCACCATCATCCTTAACAATCGTTGCTTTACGAACTTGAACATTCTTATGAACGCCACGAACTTCGCAGTCATATTCAAACTCTTTTGTGAGTGCCATTTTTATCTCCCCTAATATCTAAGCATTTGTGAAGTGAAACCCTATTCCAATAATTCGGGTACCAGCATTGAGTGTGTCATTAGCGGATGTACCAGCTTGCACTAAATTTATTTTTGACCCTGAAATATTTATATAACCACCTTGTATTCCATCGGCTGTTGCAAAAGCTATGTGCATCGCACCAAATGACCCATCGGGCGTAAAAGGTAAATTCTCAATAAACTGAGTGGCTGTTGAGCCAGCGGCAGATGTAGCATCCATGACTAAAAAAACAGCACGACCAATTTTTGTATATCTGCAAGGAGTAGATTGCGTCATCGTATTGCCGCCGTGCGTTGGCGACCAAGTGCCTTCTTCATAATCATCCAGCGCATTGGCGGCGGCTGTGTCTCCGTTAAAGGTTAGGCCACCGCTTGACAGGATACGAAGACGCTCATTAAGTCCGTTTGTATAAAACGCAAGTGTATCTGCGGCAGGAGTTCCAATATAACCATGTGCAGTAGAACCATCATTTTCCACAAACTCAATCAAACCAAATTCGTCTGCCGACCTTGCCCGAACCCTCAGTGAAACACCATTTGTATTGGCAACAGAATCAACAGGTGCGGCTGGTGACGCAGTTCCAAATCCAACCCGATTATTCGTGCTGTCTACCTTCAGGGTGTTGGTGTCAAATGCAACATCACCAGTAATGCCACCACTAAATCCAACAGCACCACTAAACGTGCCACCAGAAGTTTTGGAAACCATATCTGCGGTAGTAAAGGATTTGAAAGCATAGATGTTTATCTGGTCGCCAAGCGTAGCTCCGCTATCCAGCACAACGCTAGTGCCGTTGGTTGCAGTAAAATCTGCTGGATCAAGCACCACACCATTCATCACAACCTGGAGATTGTCTACGGTGTAGGACAGTGTTGCACTGTTATCGTCACTGCCTGAGAATGTAGTCTGCCCTGCGGTTGCGGTGTACTCATACAGGATAAGAGAAACATTGCCAGCCGAGGTTGCGGCTATCCAGTTTGCACCATCATATACGCGCATCTCATTGGCACTATCATTAAAATATAAAGCACCTGCAACTAAGGCGTTTCCATCATTGTCTACTGTGGGATTGCTAGATTTTACCCCAAGGTAACGATCATCAAAACTATCCAAAGCTGTAGCCGCACTTGCCGCAGAAGCCGCCGCCGCAGTCTCGGAAGATGCCGCCGCAGTTGCAGAGCTAGCCGCCGCTGTAGCAGATGAAGCTGCTGCTGTTGCTGATGATGCGGCTTCTGTTGCTTTTGTAGTAGCAGTTGTAGCTGATGTTGCCGCTTCAGATGCTTTTGTGGTGGCTGTGCTAGCAGAAGTAGATGCGTTAGTTGCACTAGTAGCCGCTTCACTTGCTTTAGTCGTAGCTGTTGATGCACTGCTAGCGGCATTGGTAGCACTTGTACTTGCTTCACTAGCCTTTGTGGTAGCTGTAGTAGCATTAGTAGCGGCAGATGTAGCAGAACTTGCCGCATTTGTTTCACTAGTGCTTGCATTGCTAGCTGATGTTGATGCCTCTGATGCTTTAGTTGTTGCTGTGCTTGCTGAAGCCGCCGCGCTGGTTGCACTGCTAGCCGCATTTGTAGCTTGTGTAGGAGCGGCAGTAATAGCAGAAATATTGTTAGCACAAGTTTCAATATCTGCCGCTTGATCTGCAACAGTTTGCGTAGCTGTAATAGTCGGGCCAGCCTCCACAGCACCAGTAGTGGAGTTAAATGCCAGCACCTTGCCAGCACGACCAGTAACATTTGGAAGAGTAACGCTGACATCAGTATCGCTATCAGAAAGAGTGATGCCACGACTTGCAAGATCCTCAAGATCTGCAATCATAGCAATAATCTTATCTAACTCTGTGTTAAGAGATGCAACCTGGAATGGCCCCGAAGATGGGAAGTCAGTTGTTCTTTGGAGTGTTACATCACGAGTAATAATAACTTTGTCATTTACTGTTGCACCTGATGTAAGTGTAACAGTGCCAGTAGAACCACTACCCCCACTCACTGTATAGTGAGTAGTAATAGTTTTAAGTGTTTCATTTATATACACATTTAGGTCTGAGTTATCAAAAAACTCAAACGGAACAGTAAATGCTGTTTGTCCAGCAGTTGCTGTATACGCTATGCGTGGATTATTATCTGCAATACTTATAGTCATAGGCGAATCCTATCATAATAATCTTTAGTTACCACTCAAACTTTCTCTAACAAATCCACGAACATCTTGGTCTAACCCAAACAATGACCCCCAACCAAGAGGCACATTATATACAAACTTTTTTGCCGCTTCAGATTCGTTACCTTCCAGTACATCATTCACAGCACCAACCCACTCACCTATCATTCCTGGTGTTGCACCAAATGGTTCTAAAAATGCATCAGTTCCAGTTGGTCGATACTTGCCTTGTATAATCGAATATTCTGGATCTATTGCACCTATTCCAATAGCCATGTGCAATCCCATATATGCAATATCTGAATATACACCCATAATCCCAGAATAATCAAAAGTTCGTGCAATGATATCTGCATTATCCTTGCTTTCAAACCACCAATCAGGTCGTCTGAACTTTTGAGATAAATATGCCATGCCAAACAATGCTATTGCACCTTGTACTCTGTGCATTCTTTGAGGATCAGCTAGTGACGCTGTAATTCTGTTTGTTGCGGCAAGACCAAAATCCCAAAACTGGAATGGCAGTGTCATCATACCACTCTCAATACGCACAAGATTTACATCTCGTGTTGATGCTTGTTTATCTGCCGTATAGCCAAGCTGTTTTGTTGCCCAGTTTTCTCGTACATATACAACACCACGAGTAATAATTGGCTTATCAAAGGCTGTAGCAAACATAATTGTGTTGCCCAAACCTCTGTCCATTGCAGATTCCCACTTAAAACGTAACTCACGTTCTCTTGCAGTTGCTTGAGGCCAGTTATCTACATTAGCAAAGTAAAAGTTTCCATCTTGAATAATTGCATCAAACTTGGCTATTTCCTGGCAATCTTCTAACTCAAGACCATACCGAGCCATATATTCAATATCATCACCTTGTGCTTTGCCATTAGCAATACGTTTGATTCTTTCAATGTAATGACTTTGCCTTAGTACCGCATCTACTTGTCTACCAAATCGGGTAATAACCCCAAGGTTATTCCCAATCAAAGGTATATTATAAAATGCATTGGTAATTGGATTTAGCACACGCTCTTTAGCATTAGGCGTTACACGAGTAATATTATCAGATACAAGTCTAGCTTTTGCTTGAGCATTAATAATAATGTCCAAACCTCTTGCTATTTTTCTTTGTTCTTTTAGTGCAAGCCCATAAGTTTCTGCTTTTGTATTACTTATTATTGGGTCAAGAACTCTACGAAATCCATGCTCAAATACAACTGCACCTAAATCACCCAATGCGGCTATTCCAGCATTGTTGAGATATGTCAGACCTGCAAGATCTTTCAAACCATCAACTATTTGTTGATCCCACCTATCAGGGTTTCTTCTGTACATACCCATTGTATATTCATAGTCAGCAATCAAATCTCGGCGCACTTGTGCAATTTCTTTTGCTGTAAGTTTTCCATCTCTGTACATTACTTCTTCAGCTTCATCTAAAATATCATCAATATTTTTATTGCCAAAATTACTAGCCCATTCAATACGTTGACCCATTTTGCGTGTGTATGCAGAAATAACTTGCTGATCCCGTATAATAAAGTCTTTTACCTTCCACTCTGGAATATCAAGAGTACGCATACGAGTATGTTTACTACCTACCAATCCTGTGCCTGGTGTGTAGTTTTCTGCTTCTTCCATAATGGTACGAACAACGCCTTCAGCAATTTCCCTGCTACTTACACTAGGATCACGCTTTTCCATTTTTTTAGAAACTGCGTTCCAAACAAACTCTTTTGGATTTTGTTCAATATGTTTTTCAATTATTTCTGTAAATACTTCTCGTTGTTGAGGATCACGCAATTTCATTTTGTCATAGTAAATCGGAAAGTAAAATTTTGGTCGATCAATCCCATTTACCAATAATGTTTCATTATATTCTAAATCATTACGCAACCTTGCAAGGCGTTCACCTAATTTATCAATTAAGGCTTGTTGTTTTTTAGTTATTCCAGGCTTTGCTTTGTCTGCTTGGATATCTGTAATCTTTGTTTCCGTTTCTTCTATTTTTGTTTTGAGATTTTTAACAGTAGTTTCGATGTCCTTTTTGCTTTTCCAAAGATTTAACTCAAGCGCACGTTTTTCAAATCCCTCAAAAAACTCTCTAAGTATTGTAAAACTTTGTTTATCTACATCTGACAAACTGCTGTATCTATTTGGTACATTCCAATCTTCACCAAACTCAATATAGCGTTTAGCTAAATCATCAAACCATTGCTCAAAACTTGGCTTAGTAGACCAAAATCTATGTGTGTATAGTCCACTAGCATCATTGCCTAGCACAACAGAAGATCTATCAACTAACACTTCTTTGTCATACAAAATACGCAACTCTCGTAACATAGCCTCACCTTTTGCTTGATGAGTAGGAACCCTTTGCATAATTGATTGATAGCCTTTGCCAGCCATGTTTCTGGCTGTAGCCATCGCCGCATTGCCATTAATCGTAGTGTAAATACGCTTTACACTTTCTGGTATTTTATCATTCAACAGGATCCGTTTTGCTGGTGTAGACAATGCTCTGTAAAAAATATTGTTGGTTGCAACTGTTTTTTTTAAACCTTCACCAGCAATAGTTCTTTCAAAAGCTAGCGTATTAATACGATCTACATAACTAGCATCAGATTCCCCTGGTGTTCGTTTTACTTGTGATCGAACAAGTTCTTTGTGAACCAAAAAGTCTTTGTATTCTCTGCGGCTTTTTATATCGCCTGGATTAAATGCTCTTGCACCAGCTACTTCTGGTTGTGTCCAAACAGCCGCATCATAATCTCTATCTGCAATATCTTCATTTATTTCAATCTGATCTTTTTCTACTTTAACTGCTTGCTCTTGATCTGCACCGCGCACATAAGACACTGTATAACCATCAACTTCACCTACAAAATCACCACGATCTGTAAGCATATCTTTTGTTGTATTGAGGGCATCATCTGTATGTACTCGCATATTCTTGTAAATAGATGGTATAGAACCAAACAAGCTACCTAGTGCTGTAGATGCAGCAAGTGTCATACCAACTTCTGCTTTAGTAGCATTAGGATCAAATGGAGCGCGTGTTGCCTCGCCAGCAACACCAGCCGCAAAACCACCTTTTGCCGATGCACGAGCCGCTTGACCTACTGTCATGCCACCTCTTGCAAGCAATCCCAACTGACCAGCAACAGGTAAGGCAAATGCTATATTTATTGGATCAAC